ATGAAAGAATTCAGATCATACTGGAAGAAAAATAAAAGATGGATAGGGATTAGCTTTAGTTTCGCTGTGATTTTTACAGTCATTTTAATGTTGTATGATATACCGGCAGACACTGTGTGGTATGCATTTGCACTCTGCTTTAGTGTAGAGGTGATTCTTCTTGCTGTTGATTTTGTGAAATATTATGGAAAATGTAAGCGGATGGAGGAACAGTATCTCAATATCAATATCTGTGTCCCGGAGGATGGGGAACCTGAGGAACTGGTGGAGAGGTATTATCAGGAGATGGTGAATACACTGTTCGAGGGGAAAGCGAAAATAGAGTCTGATAACAATATCGCTAGAAAAGAAATGCTTGATTACTACAGTCTTTGGGTGCATCAGATCAAAACACCGATTGCCGCGATGCGGATTTTACTTCAGGCTGCTGAGGAGATTTCATTTGAAAAACGCACTGAGCTTGAGATGGAGCTGTTTAAAATTGAACAGTATGTGGAGATGGCACTGTCTTATATCCGTTTGGGGAATATGGCATCAGACTTAAAGCTGCAGTGGTACCCGATGGATGAGATTATCAAACCTGCAGTAAAAAAATACTCTAAGTTATTTATTCTCAAGAAAATAAAACTGAAATATGAGCCGATTGAGAATAAGATACTGACAGATGAAAAGTGGCTTGGCCTTGTTGTCGAACAGATTTTATCCAACGCACTGAAGTACACGAATGAAGGAACGATTTCCATTTATTTAGGACCAAAGAAAGAGAATGTACTGGTGATAGAAGATACCGGAATTGGTATTTGGCAAGAAGATCTTCCGCGTGTGTTTGAAAAAGGATTTACCGGATATAACGGGAGGACAGATAAGAAATCGACGGGAATTGGCTTATATCTTTGCAAAAGCATCGTCGATAAATTAAATCATAGAATTTATATATCATCGGAAGTGTCAAAAGGAACAAAAATCTTTTTGAATTTGAACCGTGATGATTTTCGATTAGAGTAAAAGGGAGAAGCAAGATGAGTAACATAAGAAAAAAAATAGCGGCTTGTCTGGCAGTATTACTGCTGTTTTCTGTGACAAGCTGCGAGAACTTGAATAAAGCCGCACAAAACGATGGTCAGCAGATTGAAGTGACAAAGCATATTGAGGTTGAGTCAGTACCGGAATATGCGGGACAACCCTATGTCACGATTCATGATAACAAACCGGATTTTACGGAGGCAGAACTTGCTGAAGATGTGTTTGAGTCTTACAGTGAACTGGATGCAAAAGGCAGATGTGGCGTGGCGGAAGCGATGATTGGAAAAGAGTTGATGCCAAATGAGGAAAGAGGAAAAATAGGGCAGATCAAACCATCCGGATGGCATACGGTCAAGTATGATAATGTAGATGGAAAGTATTTGTATAATCGGTGTCATTTGATCGGCTATCAGCTCACTGCGGAAAATGCCAATGAAAAGAATCTCATTACAGGGACAAGATATATGAATGTGGATGGAATGCTTCCATTTGAAAACATGGTGGCAGATTATATAAAAGAGACAGAACATCATGTCCGTTACCGTGTAACACCGATTTATGAGGGGGATAATCTTGTTGCATCCGGCGTGGAGATGGAGGCAGAGTCTGTGGAAGATGAAGGAGAAGGACTTTCCTTTCATGTGTATGTGTACAATGTACAGCCTGGGATTGAGATTGATTATGCAACCGGAGACAGCCATGAAACAGATACAGAACAAACAAATCAGGCTTCAGATAATCAGATAGAGAGTTACGTTTTGAACACGAACAATAAGAAGTTCCACAAACCAACCTGTTCAAGCGTCAAAGATATGAAGGAAAAAAATAAAGAGACCTATGAGGGAACCAGAGAAGAATTGATTCAAAAGGGATATGAACCATGTGGCAGATGTAAGCCATAAAAAAACAAATAAAACCAGTCATTTTGAACCTTACAAAAGTGTAAAAGTTTCAGTTATTGAATAAATCCTTGTGGTTGAGGGAAATGCGGGGAAAACGTGTCAACCACGGGGATTTTTTAGTTATATTATATTGAATTAGGTAGCATCAAATAGCATCAAATTTCAACACGGTTTACAACACATTTACAACAAATCACACTCTTATCTTTTCTATTTGGATTCGTAAATCTTCGAGTTCTCTGTGACCATAGACTTTGTTTGTAACGTCTTGAAAAGAGTGTCCAAGCATTCGTTTGCGGTCATTTTCGTTTACGTTATATTTTTCGCATAAGGTTGAAAATGTATGTCGACAGTCGTGCGGTGTGTGCTTTTCTATACCCAAATTTTCTAGCCAATCATACATTTCAAGTCGAAAATTGTGATTTGAAATTAACAATAGTTTCTTCTGTCTTTTAATCCTGCGTTCAACAAGTGGGAAAATAGCAGTATGGATTGGAACCGTACGATTTTTACCAGCAGTAGTCTTTATTCCACCATAAAAATACTTTTCCTCTAGATTTACTTCAAGACTCCTGTATTCTGTTATCCTGAATCCCGAATAGCACATAATCAGTAACATCTCTGAAACGTCATTTTCCTTTGTATCCCACAATTTTTTTAAATCAGAATCATTGAAAGGTGTTCCGTGTTCATCATCATCTTCTTGTGTAATTTCAATAAATATTGAATAGTCCTTTTCGCATAAATCATTTGCCATAGCATACTTATACATGTGACGATACAGTTTCAGTATATGCTCAACACTTGCGTGTTTTAATGGACAATTATCCAACACTTCTTGCAGATCATCTGATGTGATATCCGTAAATATTTTATCGTGCAGTGCTTCTGAATTTTTAAATCCGGCTCGTAAAGCGTATTCCATACTACTGCGTTTCACACCTTTCTCTTCAAATCCATGTCCAAATTTTCTATTGTAAAATCTAAAAAACACATCCTTATAAGTTAAAGAATCCTCTGCATTATTATCGTTTCCTCTGATCAGATTGTAATTTGCAAGCAACGTCTGGATAAATTTATCTGTGTTTTGGTTGTCATTAATTTCTGCAAGCTCTTTTTCCATTCCTTGGACATAGTTTCCTGCCTTATATGCAGTCAGGACTGCAAAGCCTGTTGTCCAGTCAGGAACGTAGCAGAGTGCTTTCTGTGGCTTCATTTGGCCGTTTGGATACTCTTCCGTAGCAGGAGGGTAAACACCGTAGGGATTGCGCCGATTAGAGCCTAAATAGCGAATTTGCCCGTAGCCGTTTGGTAATTTTGGATATTTCTTTCTTTTTCTTGGCATGAAATCATCTCCTTTTGAATTTTGGGTATAAAAATAACAGCTAACAAACAGAATGCATGTTCTGATTGTTAAATTGTCTCGAAGATGATACAATATAACTTGCAATATGGATGTACATCTTCGGGTGTATATAAGCCGTTCCTGTTGGCGCAGGGGCGGTTCTTGACATTTAAAGCACATCTGTTATAATATACTTAACAAGACAGCCGACGAGTAGGTGCACACTACCCGTTCCGGTAAAATAGTTAATTAGCTATAAGAATAGCCGTTCCCAACTTTACCAGAGGCGAGGACGGCTATTTCTTATGGTCATTTTTGATGTAATTCAAGATAGCTACAATCAGTATTGCTACAGATATGATGATCTGGAATTCTTCGTATGTACTCATAAGCATCATCCTTTCCGCAAGACTCGGAACGGATAGAGAGCTGTCCTGTCAGCTGTCTGGGTAAATATATTATTTAGTTGTTCCCCTGCCCGCTGCGGAGCAGAGGTTAAAAATATTAACAATTTGTCTATTGAAGTAGGTATAAAAAAGTGTATAATCTTGATTAAGAAAAGGAGGTGCATAACATGCTGTTTGATATAGTCGGTGTAATTAGTATTCGTGTAGTTTTAATATGTATATGTTTTCTTTTTCTTAGGCAAATCTGTAGCTTTATGTCAATTAAAGAAGATATCGTTTTATTTAATCGCCTCTATTTAATTGATGTTATCTGTTTGGTTCTTAGTATTTTAGTTACTTTTGTTCTTTTTTCTGTGTATCCGAATCGGTAGTGTTTTGTTCTTCGATTCGGATATTTTTTTGTGTTGATTCTGGGGTACTTAATAACAAGTCTTGTTTACATGAGTTATATTCTTCTAGTAATTTTTGGTAGTCCTGCTGTAGTTCTCGATAATTTTGATTTACAGTATTATCGGTAATCTTAGTATATAAATCACCAAATGTGGTGATGAGTTCGGCAATGCCTCCAGTACTTACTTCAATACCATCTGTCAAATTAAATTTTATCGTTCCTCCGCAAACAAGCGTTGCAGCAAAACCTATAGCAAGTATTTTCTTTATGGGGCCAGATAGCTGAACAGGCCCCTTGGATTGTACGTCGATTTTACTTATTATTTCTCCAGAATTAATATGAAAATCATCCGGAAAATATTTATTTACAAACTGACATAATTTTCTATTAAAAATCATCAAATCTGTCATATTATCTAGAGCAATTTTGGATGTTTTATTAACGCGAAATGTAAAGTAGGCATATTTACCTTTTATATAATAGTCTGACAAGGTTCTGTCAATGAATAAGGCATAATTATTCAAATCAACTATTGTATTGTGGGCATAGATAAAAGTTTGCAATCTGTTGTCCAGTTCATGACGATGAAAGCAGTTAATCCAATTTACTTTTCGACGCTTTTTTAAAAATTGTATTTGATTTTCCAGATCCTCTTCAAAAAGCAAACCTTCTTTATTTTCTTCACTTGCGATATAAATGCTATCTTCTGCAATTTCGCCTATGGCAAATATCTTTGAGTTCTTGTTGGGGATTATTACAATATCACCTTTTGTAAACTCTCTTACGAATTTGTCAATTTGACTAGCAACATAACCCGATCGAATTTCTTTGGGATAATGTTCTTCTACTTGTAATTTTAAGGATTCAATATCTGAATAATCTGCAGAAACAATTTCATCCCATTCAATACCTATATAGTTGTCGAAATAGAAATCTTCAAAATATTGTCCTCCGTTTGTACGGACAAGCCAATAGTTTCTTTTTTCTGGTATTTGGGTGATTCCTAATCTGGAAAATAAATATTCTTCCATACTTTTTCCTCCTCTTCTGTATTTTATTAATACACTGCATAAACGCCATAGCGGTTATATCAATTAAAATTTTTTAGTCTCAATTCTATCAAACTTTTTTCATATCCGAAAAGACGTGATAGCTGAGATGTTGTATATTCAAGATGTTCTTCTATATCTTCATCGCTTATAAGTAAATTCATAGCAAAAAGATTCGCTTCGTTTTCATATTTGTTTTTGACAAAGTGCGTTCTTGTATCCATGAATATTGCATTGCTATTCTTATGCAGGAATACATGCCCTAGTTCATGGGCGATAACGAATAGAATTATATGCTCAGGAAGTCTATCATCAACATAGATAATATGATTTCTCTGAAAGTAGTGATAGAAGCCACGAACACCTTCCAATGGATATCGTACTAAAATCATATCCATTTTCTCAACAATTTCGAGTGGATTTCTTGTGCCGTATTTTCGGACAATTTGATTCACTCGTTTTTTAATATCCATAAGTATCAATCCTTTTTATATTTTTTAGGTGTGTACTTTTCTTTGTTTTTCTGCTTAGCCATCTCCATTCCGATTTTCATGGCAGACAATATGGAATCAATCGCTTCCGGTGTAGCTGGGTCTCCGTCAAACATGAGACCGTCTTGTTGAAGTAAGCTTTCCATATTATTCAACATTTCGGTTATTTCCTTAGTATCTCTTTTTGTTAAGACTGGTTTTTCTTCGATGCCATCATTTCCATAAAAATAGGATAAAGGAACTTCAAAATAGTCACATATTTTTTCGATTTTATCTTTTTTAGGTTCACTCTTGCCATTTTTCCAGTCTGAAAGAGTAGCTGTGGATATGCCAGTTTCTTTGTGAACCCTATATGGGGTCACATTATTTTGTTTTAAAAGTGTTTCAAATTTTTCATACATGTTAAGCCTCCAAAATAAAACGGAAAAATTTCATAAATCAGTATTGACTATGAAAGAAAACCGTGATATATTAGAGATACGAAAGAAAACCGTGATATAAAACGGATTTCGTATCTCGGAAATATGTTTTAATCTAGATGGTAACTTGACTATATCATATTTCCGATATATTTTCAATATTTTATCACGGAAAGGTGGTGCAAAAGTGTACAAAAAATTTGATGAATTATTATCAAAAACAAACAAAACAATTTATAGGGTTGCGAAAGATACTGGAATTGCAACAGCTACTTTATACGATTGGAGAGATGGGATAACCACTCCCAAATTGGATAAACTCAAAATCCTAGCCGATTATTTCGGCGTATCAATCAAATACTTCCTAGAGTAGAATACCGGATTAGATGTCCAATAATACGGACAGAACAAGAAGAGAAAGGGAGTGATGAAAATAAGATGGATTAAAACATTAATAAAAAAGCACAATGAAAAACAACTTTTAAAACAAGGATTTATTCGTTGTGCTTGGTGTAAAAGACTAATATTAAGGTCTGACAAATACTGTCAGTATTGTGGAAAAGCTACGGAAACAAAACCTTCTTAGTGGTTTCACTAACAACATCAACAAGAAGCTGACGCAAGGAGTCTTTTAAAATTTGACCAGAAGATGATATTCCTTTTCTATATTTTGCAATTGCAACGGGAGTGGTTGTGGTATCGACAATTAATTCGGGAATTGCAGTTTTAATTAGTTCTTTAGATGCAACATCTAAATCATCATCTAATGACAACAATTCAACGGCATTATCAAGAATCTTTTGAGTCCAAGGATAAGGAGCACCGCATTCGTAGCAATAGTATGGAAGTTGGTAAGCTCGTTTTCCCAATACAGACACTCCAGGAGTGTCATAAAGTCCTCGTATAGGCGCTTGGCATTCCGGGCAAAAAGAATAAGTTTCGGTTCCACACTGAGAACAGTATTTTTGATGATGTGCATTGTACTTACTTAAAACGTGACCATTAAGACAAATAGTAGCGTTATTATATGGCATAAAATCATTCCTTTCATAATTTGATAGGAAAATTATATCAAAGAAAATATTTAGAGACAAGTGTGGAGGTAACAGCATGAAATTAACTTACAAAGAATTGGCTTTATTAAACAGAACGATAGGTATTGCTTTAATGAGCGGTAAAGTTGAGTTCGATGAAGTTTCGGAATCAGTTCACAAGAAAGTTACTAATGAAATTGTAAGAAGGAATGAAAGGCAGCTGATTACTTCGGCGTAAGCATTGAGTATTTCTTAGAGTAGGAGGTGATAAGCGTGAGTGAAATTATCAGAACACCAGCGATCGCAAAGATAATCGGTTGTACGGTGAATCAAGCAAGATATAATATCCGGAATAATGTTTGGCACTTTGGAAGGGTGGTAAAGCGTGGAAACAAAAGATTTTGTGAATCAACAATAACGGATGTTGCAAAGTATATTGGAATCAGCAGGGAAGAGGCAATCCGGAGACTTGAAGGAGGTGAGGACAAGCAGTGATATACAAAGAGTATCTAAGATACAAACGCAACAAAAATCGAGCAAAGAAAAGGAGAAGGAAAGATGGAAGAAATTAAAACAGAGGAGCAGATGAAGGAGATTCAGGATGCGATTACATATTATCATGAATTACTTGAGCGTAATGAGATGTTAGAGAAGAGAAATCAAGCAATGCTGAAAAAGATACGACAGGAAAAGAGGGACAAGCTGAAAGCCGAGTTATGCTGCAAGATATATGCAATCATAGCAGTTGTGGCTACGATCTTTGGATTTGGAATGGTGGTTGGAAGATGTCTTACGTTTTTAACTACAATGGGATTCTAAAAAAGAGCACCCAAGGTTTGCAGACCTTTTAGGGTGCACGTTCAAAAAAACACAATTAAATTGTAGAGGATTTTGGAGGGAAAGTCAATTGATTAAAGCAGAATACAAAAAAAATGAAGCAATGGAGTTAAAGATATCCGGTGACTTGGAGACTATTTGGTGTGAAACACTCGAGATTTTGAGAAATTTTCACGCATCAATTTCTAGAACAACGAGTAAGGCGGAGGCAGATTCATTTATTGATTCTTTAGCATTTTTAAGTAAGTTATCAAGTGGGGAATTTGAGGGAAACGCTGGAGAGGTACTTTTTGGCAAATTTTTAGCAGAGAAAAATAGTAACAATTAACCATACATATATGAAAGAGAGGAAACAGTAATGAGTTTAGAAGTAACAATCAATGTACCAGGATTAAAAGAATTATCAGAGGCACTTATGCAGCTGGCAGTTGCAATGGGAGGAAAATCTGTACAAATGGACGAGGCAGCTGTCGGACAAGCCGTGCACGAACAGCAGAGTACGGAAGAAGCTCCTTGGGGGAATGCATCCATTCCACAGCAGAACACAACGGGGGCCGTACCAACTCCTTCAGTACCAGTACAAGCATCAGCACCGTCAGTGCAGGCACCCGCAGCAGTACCGACATCTGAACCGACGTATACAAGAGATGATCTGTCTAAGGCAGCCATGCAGCTGATGGACAAGGGGATGCAGGCGCAGCTTATGCAGCTAATCCAAAGCTTCGGAGTAGCATCTTTGATGGAGCTTTCACCGGAACATTATGGGAACTTTGCGACAGGACTTCGCGGAATGGGGGCGCAGATCTAATGAGCCATCAGGAGAGAACACATGCGATCTTAAGTGCATCGGGAGCACATCGATGGCTCCTGTGCACTCCGAGTGCAAGACTGGAAGAACAGTTTCCGGATACCACATCAGATGCGGCCAAAGAAGGAACTTTGGCGCATGAGCTGGCTGAGATGAAGCTGAGACATTATTTTCAGACAAAAGAGTTTGGAAAACGGAAATATAACGCCGAGGTTAAAAAACTGAAAACCGAAGAACTGTGGCAGGATGAAATGGACGGTTATACAGAAATCTATAAGGATTACATTAAAACGCTTGCGCTTTCATTTCCGGCAGAGCCTTATTCGGCAATTGAAAAGCGGGTGGATTTTAGTCAGTATGTTCCGGATGGATTTGGAACTGCAGACTGCATCCTGTTAAGTGGAAATACGTTGCACGTAATTGACCTCAAGTATGGAAAAGGGGTGCCGGTCAGCGTAGAAGAAAATCCACAGATGATGCTGTATGCGCTCGGCGCATATCAGGCGTACAGTTTCTTATACGACATTCGGAGCATCCATCTTGTGATCATTCAGCCTAGGCTAGACAGTATTTCAGAATGGGAATGTCCATTAGGGGAATTACTTGAATTTGCAGAATATGTAAAGGATCGTGCGAAACTGGCAATTAATGGAGAGGGAGAGTTCTGCCCTGGAGAAAAACAGTGTCGGTTCTGCAGGGGAAAAGCACAGTGCAGGGCAAGAGCAGAAGAAAACGTAAAGCTGGCTTTTAGCCCGGATAAAGGAAAACTTCCGCCGCTGATCAGTAATGAGGAAATGGGAAAATATCTTTCCACCGGGGAAGATGTGGCCAAATGGCTTTCAGACCTAAAAGAACATGCATTGAAAGAATGCCTTGCCGGACATGAGGTTCCTGGATGGAAGGCAGTAGAAGGAAGAGGTTCACGCGACTGGACTGATATGGATGCAGCATTTGAAGTGTTGAAGGAAAAAGGAATTGCAGAAGAAATTCTGTACGAAAAGAAAGCATTAACACTTGCACAGGTAGAAAAGACAATCGGGAAGAAAGATTTTGCGGAGATGGTCGGCAGTATGGTCGTAAAGAATCCGGGCAAGCCGACCCTTGTGAAGGAGTCCGATAAACGAGAAGCAATTACAAATAAAATCACAGCCGAAAAGGCATTTCAGGAGGAGCAATAATCATGGAAAATTTAACAAACGTAACAACAGGAAAAGTAAGATTATCATATGTACATGTATTCAAACCATACGCGTATCAGCCGGGACAGGAAGAAAAATTTCAGGTAACCATCTTGGTACCAAAGACAGATATGGATACGATGAACCGGATCAATGCAGCAATTGAAGCTGCTAAGCAGAGAGGGGTTTCAGATAAATGGAACGGAGTGTGTCCTCCAATCGTTTCGACTCCGGTATACGACGGAGATGGAGTGAGACCATCAGAC